AGCCAGTACCGACAATTAAATTTAGAGGTGACAATGGAGGTATATCATGAAAAAAGTAATTAAAGAATACATAAAGGAATCAGTGGCATATTTAAATGTTGGTATATGGATAGGAGTTGGCGTAGCGCTTGGGATGTTGGCAGCGCTTACGATTTTATGAAAGGCGAATCATGAAGTGTAAGAAATGCGGCGGCAAAACACAGGTAACGGACAGTGAGGAAACCCCAGGTGGGCATATGGTCATGCGAAGGAGGCAGTGCACAGCCTGCGGATATCGGTTTAAGACCACGGAAACATTTTGGGAGGATGTAAAAACACGGAATAATGACAGTTCTGGAATATATGGAAAGGAGAAAGATAGATGGGAAGAAACGGATCAGGCTGCCCGGACCCTACATACGATCAGGCATTGCCCGCGATCAGGCGGGAGGAAAACATAAGGGCGCGGGAAAAGCGCTACGGCGTAAAGCGCGGAGAGACAGTACATATCATTATAGACATTAAGGACGAGGGACGGAGGACCGTAAAGGTAAGCCGCCGGATGCAGGTCGTTAACCTGTATGAGCACCACATTTTACTAAGACATGTGACAGGGGCGCAGGAGAGCTATCAGTACAATGACTTCCTTCAAAGATTGGACAGGAGGTGAATCTTATTTATGACCGAAAAAGAGCTGAAGCAGATAGGTGTGAATAAACGTAGGCTTGTACAGTTAAAGGCAAAATATGAGGACTTATGCGGTTCCTATGGTATCTCTGCTGTGCAGTCCGATGGAATGCCTCATGGGATGGGTGGAACTCAATCCGGTATGGCTACAGTGGAAGAAAAAGTAGATTTAGAACGTATGATATCAGCGTTACGGAATGAAAACCGGAAGCTAATTGAGAAAGCCTGTGATTATGTAAAGTCTATACCTGATGGATACATAAAAGCCGTACTGTCTTACCGATATATACACTGCTTTGATATTGTTGAAACGGCGGCAGTGGTCAGGCTTTCCATGTGGGAATGCGAACAGATTTGCAAGGTGCATTTTAATAATGTGTTCTAACTGATATATTTGTTATAAAACACTTGACATACTGTGGGGATTGACTTATAATATGAAGCATAGAAGTATATAAAAAAATATCCTCCGTTTGAAAGTGCGGCTGCGGGGTGTCACAGCTCCGCGGCTGATTAGCCGGTTCCGAACGCGATCCCTCATAAGACGGGCCTGTATAACAGGGCAACGCCGCAGGGCGCCGGAGCGTCCGGTGTAATAGTCTGCAGTGTATATACTTTAAACTGCGTGTCCCAGGTCTGGGATAACAGCACCGTTACAGCGGTGCAACATACCAGTGTAGCAAAATTGGAATATGCCTCGGGGGGCGGCCGCAGATACGACCCCGTGAAGTGCAGGTTCAAGTCCTGCCGCTGGTATTCGCTTATCTGCCGCCGGATCACCGGAGAGGCAGGGAGTACAGCAGCATAATGTGCACTGAGTGCTGTGTAGCCTCCGGGATTATCCCCCGGGGTAAGCAATTGCCTTTTGGCGTATATACCCCAATACATTTCTATGTTTAGAAACACCCGGTTGGCAATATGCTGGCTGGGTGTTTTTCGTGGGGAAAAGAGGTGAGCCTGAATGACAAAGAAACAGAAAAGATTTGTAGAAGAATATTTGATAGACCTGAATGCCACTCAGGCAGCCATAAGAGCAGGATATAGTCCGGATACAGCGCAGGAGCAAAGTTCAAGGCTGTTATCAAATGTTATGATTAAAACAGCAGTAGCAAAGGAAATGGCGGAGCGTAGCAAGCGAACCGGTATAAACCAGGATCGTGTGCTGCAGGAGTTGGCCAGGATTGGATTTGCCCGAATAACAGATATTATGGACCCGGCAACGGCAAAAATCAGGGAGGACGCATCCGACGATGATCTTGCCTGCATCCAGTCGGTCAAGATAAAGCCGAATGAATGGGGAACGGAGAGAGAGGTAAAATTGTGCGATAAGAAAGCGGCCCTGGAACTCATTGGCAGACATCTTGGAATGTGGAATGATAAGCTGGATCTAAAAGGCGTGGAAGGTGTGGTGATTGTCAATGACATCCCAAAACCAGATGACACAGGTTAAGCTCACAGAGCTGATAGCTCCGTCATTTTACGACTTGCACTGGGACATTGCGGGGCATAAGCATACACACTATAAGCTGGCCGGTGGTCGAGGCTCCACGAAGTCATCCTTCATCAGCCTGGAGATTCCGCTTGGGATGATGCAAGACCCTCAGGCAAATGCAATTGCTATGCGTAAGGTCGGACGTTTTCTTGAGGAGTCGGTATTTCAGCAGCTTATTTGGGCTATCAATGCCCTGGGAGTGGCTGACAAATGGAAAATCAGGTATTCTCCATTAAGTCTGACTTACATACCATATGGCAATAAAATCATATTCAGGGGCGCTGATGATCCACAAAAAATCAAGTCTGTAAAACTGGCAAACGGATATTTTAAATATATCTGGTTCGAGGAGCGATCAGAATTTGATGGACCAGAGGAAGAACGTACAATACTCCAATCACTTATGAGAGGTGGTTCGGAGTATTTTGTTTTCTATAGCTGGAACCCACCCAAGAGTATGAATAGCTGGGTAAACCAGGACGTACTGACGGAAAGAGCTGATACGATTGTCAGCCATACGGATTACCGGACAGTGCCGAGGGATTGGCTGGGTGAACAGTTCTTTATTGAGGCCGAACACCTGAAAGAAACAAAACCAAAAGCTTACGAACATGAGTATCTGGGCGTTGCCACTGGTACCGGAGGAGCAGTCTTTGAAAATGTTACCGTCAGGACTATTACAGATGATGAGATTGCAATATTTGACCGCATCAAGCAAGGTCTTGACTTCGGATATGGCGCAGATCCACTGGCATATGTCAAGATGCATTATAACAGCAAGCAGAAACGCCTATTCCTGTTTGGAGAGATATACGCCGTTAAGTTAGGCAATACCAGGGCAGCCAGGGAAATTAGAAAATATAATCCTCTCAACAGAGTAATCACGGCGGATTCCGAGGAGCCGCGGGCAATAGCCGCGCTTAATGAACTGGGATTGCGGATTGTTGGCGCAAAGAAAGGTCCTGGTTCTGTGGACTATGGAATGGAATTTCTTTCTGATGAGCTGGAAGAAATCATCATTGACCCGAAGCGTTGCCCGAATGCTGCCAGGGAGTTTACCGGATATGAGCTGGAAATGGACAAGGACGGTAATTTCAAGGGCAGTTATCCGGACAAAAATAACCATACAATTGATGCGGTGCGTTATGGCATGGAGGATTCCATGACTAGACGCAAGGCGAAGATTCGGAACAAAGTGAAAGCTGGATTTCATTAAGGAGGTATTATGTTTTTCAAGAAGAGTAAAGAAATTGAAGAGTTAAAGCATCGTGTGAGTATCTTAACTACAAATAATGAAGTATTGAAAAAAAGAAACGAAGAATTAAGCTTAAACGACAACAACATTGATTCAGGATATTGTGCGTCATGTTTTAATGGTATTTCTTACAAAAATGAATATGGATATCTTGTTAGTGTAAAGTGCGCTCTACGTTGTAATTGTTTGGACTTTGAGCGCAGAGAGGAGGGAATATAGTGAATGTATTTACAATGCCTGCGGCAGAATGGGACGAACTAAATATTGATAAGCAGGCAGTAAGGCACCTGATTATGAATCACAGGTCGCATGTGGCAGACCTTGCAAAGCTTAAAGCTTACTATGAGGGGCATCATAAGATTTTAGCAGATCCAGAGCGACAGAATAAGCTTGTCTGCAATCATGCAAAGGATATTTCAGACACAGCAACATCGTATTTTATCGGAAATCCGGTGTCTTACAAAAGTAAAGGCGATATCACGGCTTTGACGGATGCTCTGGAGCTGGCAGGAGCTGATGAAGCAGACGGAGACAATGGCCTGGACTTATCCATATACGGCCGAGCTTATGAGTATATTTACACAAAACAGGATGAAACAGAACTTTGCGTTAAGAACCTGCCTCCTGAAAATACATTTGTTGTTTACGATGACAGCATTGAGCAGAACGAACTCTTTGCTGTCTATTATTATGCAAAGATTGACTCCAGAGACAAGGCAAATACCGTATATGTGGCGACTATCTTGACACAAAACTACAAATATACGGCAAATATCGAAGACATAGAAGGACCACAAGGGATACTGGATGGACCAGAAGCTCATTTCAAAGGCGAAGTGCCGGTTATTGAGTATCTGAACAATAAGCTGGCTATCGGTGATTATGAGCTGCAGATACCCCTGATAGATGCCTACAACGCCCTGATGAGCGACCGGATCACGGACAAGGAGCAGTTTATTGATGCGATTTTGGCACTCTACGGCGCCTTGCTATCTGATCCGGACGATGAGACGGAGGGGGACGGCAAAGGAAATGAAATGGCAATGAAGCATCTTCGAGGAGAAAAACTTTTGGAGCTCCCGGCAGATGCAAAAGCAGAGTATCTGACCCGGACGTTTGATGAGGCAGGCGTCGAAATTCTTAAAAAGGCCATTGAGCAGGATATCCACAAATTTTCTCATATCCCCTGCATGACGGATGAGAGTTTCGGAGGAAACGTGTCAGGCGTGGCAATGGAGTTTAAATTGTTGGGAATGGAGAATATAACTAAGATAAAAACCAGATATTATAAAAAAGGACTCAGAAAGCGTCTCCGTATTTTTGCAAACTTTCTCAATACCAGATCAGGAATACACATTGATGTATCAGGCATTGCGCCGACATTTACACGGGCCATGCCGAAGAACCTCCTGGAAATCAGCCAGTATGTAGCGAACCTCTGGGGCAAGGTAAGCCGTAAGACATTGCTGTCTCAAATCCCGTTTGTGGAGGACCCAGACGAAGAGCTGAAGGCCGTGGAAAAGGAGGAGCAGGATAATTTGAAGAAACAGAAGGAGTTATTCGGGAATCAGCCAAATGAGCCGCCAGAGGACGGTGATATAGACGATGAAGAGTAGTGACTACTGGGAGCAGAGGCAGGTACAGGATGCATTTGGCATCTATCAGAAAGCAGAAGATACAGCTGATCAAATATCAACTTTGTACCTGAAAGCCTCGCGGTATTTATCAATTGAAGCAGATGCAATTTTTGAAAGATATAAGACAAAATACGGATTGACAGAGGCAGAAGCGCGAAGGCTCATCAATACCTTACAAGACAAAACCTCTCTAGATGAATTGCTGCAGAAGTTACGGAATGGGGACAAAGACGAATCAAAAAGAGATTTATTGACTCAGTTGGAAGCTCCAGCGTATCAAGCACGGCTGGAACGACTCAGACAGATGCAGAATCAGCTTGACCTCATTATGCATAATATATATCGGCAGGAGAAGGATTACAGCACCAGTTTTTACACGTACCTTGCAAATGAGTCTTATTACAGGAGTATTTACAATATTCAGCAAAGAGCCGATGCAGCCTTTTCATTTGCCCATGTGTCCGCTGATATCATTGATAAGGTAATCAATAGCCGGTGGTCAGGGGAGAACTACTCAGGACGTATCTGGCGAAATACGCAGACATTGGCAAAAGACCTGAAAGGAGAGTTGCTGATAAATCTGGTAACAGGGCGAACAAATAGAGAGGCCGCTGCCATCATTGCCAACAAGTTTGGCCAGGGAGCAAGCAATGCCAGAAGATTGGTTAGAACCGAAAGCAATTATGTATCAACGGAACTGAGCTTTAAAGCTTATGAGGAAAGTGGTATTGAAGAATATCAGTACCTTGCTACATTGGACCTCAGAACATCCAAAGTCTGCCGGGAATTGGACGGGAAGATATATCCTATCAAGGAAAGGCGAATAGGAAAGAACTGTCCACCTATGCATCCCTGGTGCAGGTCAACCACGATATCTGTAGTGGACAGGTCACTGATAGACAAAATGCAGCGTTCCGCTATAGACCCTGCCACGGGCAAGCGCATCAAGGTGCCTAGGAGTATGACGTATCAGCAATGGTATGATAAGTATGTCAAGGGCAATCCCGAGGCGGAGCTGGAGGAAAAGAAAATCCATAACCGCTCTGCGGACAGAGCGCAGCACAGCCGGTATAGAAAAATGCTTGGAGAGGATGTCCCTGAAAAGCTGGATGATTTCCAGGATTTGAAATATGGGGAGTCTGACAAATACGGTATTCTCAAAGCAAAAGCTAAAGGAATGTCATATTACAATAAAGCACTGGACAGAGAACCAGAAATTACTGCCAATGTCAAGGACGTAGCACAGAAGGCCGGAATGAATATAGAAGGACTTGAATACCGTATCAAAGGCAGAGAGTCATATCTGCGCAAGGTTGAGAGCATTTACAGTCCAGACGGCAATACCTATGAGGTGAAAGACATCCTGAGATATACATACACGGCTGCACCGGAGAATCTGGTTGAATGCGTGCAGAAAGCCATTGAAACCTATAGAAATATGGGGTACAATACAATTGAGGTAAAGAATTACTGGATGAATAAAAGGAATCCATATAATGGTGTCAACACCACGGTAAAAGCACCAAATGGTCAGAAATTTGAAATTCAGTATCACACTCCGGAAAGTTATAGGGTAAAAGATACTATGCATGGGCTGTATGAAAAATGGAGAGTGCTGGACCCGACTACCACGGAAGCAATAGAGCTTCGGAAGCAGATGCACCAAATGTCGGCCAGTATGGAAGTGCCACAGAACATCAGTGAGGTGAAATGATGGAAACGGTATATTATCATATTTTGGATTTGGATATTGTTGGTAAGGAAGAGGGGTTTGTGCCTTATCTTTATGACAAGGAAAAAGGATGGCAGCCTGATAAGGATAATGTTTTGATGGATAGAGTCACGGGATATGACACATCAGAAAGCAAAGACTCTTCTTACGGAATTGGAAACACAGATATTATGTCCCTTGCGCTAGAGATAACGGAAGACCAGGCAAGAAAGTTAATAAATGAATTATGATACCACCAGTCAGAAATGGCAGGTGGTATTTTTATACCCATTTTTATTTGCACCGGTGCAACAAGTAAGGCGAGGAAGATGGAATATTATATCTGTTGTTTGAAATCTGGAGCAACATTAAATTTTGATAAGCAGTGTACAAATATAAATTGGGAGAATGGAGTATTCAGCGTCAAAGACTGTAAAGGGAAATCTTTAGGGGTTATACCAGTTGAAAACGTAGAGTATTTCATTGCAGAAAAGAGGTGAGCAAAATGGCTTGTAAAAAAGGCGGAAAGAAAGGCAAAGGAAGATAGTGAGGAGGTGATCCTGAATCTCCCTCTGGGCGGCGGGGCGAAGCTGCCTTATTTTTGTGCCCGGAATGGCCAAAAACTAATCTTAACAGCAATAGCCTGGGCCTACGGGAATGGGCTGGGGCGGAAAGGATAAGAAGATGAGAAATAAGTATTTTAGATTTGCAAATTGTATGCTGCCTATGAACCTGCAGTTTTTTGCAGAACCAGGTGGAGACGACGCTGGGGCCGGTGATGGCAATGGCGGCGGAGCCGGAGGCGAAGGCGGGAATGGAAGCGGAGCTTCGGGTGAAGGAAATAACCCTCCTTCATTTGATGAATTATTGAAGAACGGTCATCAGGCAGAGTTTGACCGTAGAGTACAGAAAGCCATTGATACTGCAGTAGAAAAGGCGCAGGAGAAGTGGCAGGCACTCACAGATGACAAACTGTCTGAAGCTGAGAAATTGGCCAAGATGACCAAAGAGGAAAAAGCAGATTATCTGCAGCAGAAGCGGGAAAAGGAGCTGGCAGAAAAGGAAGCAGCTATAACTCGTAGAGAGCTAATGGCAGAAGCCAAGAATACATTGGTTGAAAAGAAACTTCCGGTAGGTCTGGCTGAGGTGCTGAACTATACAGACGCGGATTCTTGCAATAAATCCATTGCAGTGGTGGAGAAAGCGTTTAATGAAGCGGTGGAAGCAGGCGTACAAGATAGAATTAAAGGTGGCACACCTCCCAAGAAAGCACCTGTGGGTGGCGAAGTAACAAAAGAAATGTATGCCAATATGGGGTATGCAGACAGATTGAAACTAAAAACAGAAAATCCAGAATTATATAAACAGTTAGCTGGAAATTGAGAAAAGGAGAAATAGAAGATGGCAGGAACGATTTTTGGAATTCCTTTTGATGATGAATTATTTTTACAGATGTGGAACGAGGCCCCTGACCCATATCTCACAGCAATGATTGAATCAGGAGCGGTAGTGGAGGACCCTACTATTGCAGGAATGATTCAGAATAGTGGTAATATATACACAATTCCGTTCTATGACACTTTACAGGGAGATGATCAGAACTATGACGGGCAGACCGATATTACAGTAGAAGAGATTGCTGGCGGATCACAGACAGGCGTTGTTTATGGTCGCGCAAAAGGTTTCTTTGCCCGTAATTTTACAGCTGAGCTTTCAGGCGCTGACCCGATGGGCCATATTGTTGCAACTATTGCAAAATATTGGCAGAAACGCCGCCAGATGCGTATGATTGGAATTACTAATGCGGTATTTAACATTACAGGAGCAAGCGGGTATGCTAAAAAATGGGCAGATGCTCACACTTTGAATCTGGGATCAGATACTGCAAATGCACGTGAGATTCGTGAGACAGATTTAAACGACCTTGCGACCCAGGCATGTGGAGACCATAAAGACCAGTTCGGTCTTGCCATCATGCACTCCAATGTAGCAAAGACATTGGAAAATAAACAGCTCCTCGAATTCTGGAAGTATACGGATGCGAATGGTATTCAGCGTCCTATGAACATTGCATCTGTAAACGGGTATACCGCGATTATTGATGACGGTGTTCCATGCGAGGCTGTAGGTGGTACTGGAGATAATAAAGACCTGAAACAGTACACAACATATCTGTTTGGGACAGGAGTTATTCGTACCGCAAAAGGACGTGTCGATGTGCCTGTAGAAGTAAATAGGGATGCAAAGAAGAATGGAGGCCAGGATGAGCTTATCACAAGAATGAGGGAAACTCTGCATCCAAACGGATTCAGTTTCAAAGTACCTACTTCAGGATGGACACAGTCCCCTACAGATGAGCAACTTTTTGCTAAAGCGAATTGGGATATTAAGTTTGATCCGAAATCAATTCCTATGGCTAAACTGATTACGAATGGTTAAGGATGTGGTCTGATTGACAGAGATTGAAAAACTGAAAAAGCTGACAGGGGAGAGCGACGAAGAGTTGCTCTTTCTTTTGCTGGAGGAGGCAGAGGCTTTTGTGTTGTCCTATACCAACCGCACAAAACTGGTGTCTGGCCTGGATAAGGCCGTGAGGGATTTGGCAGTGATTGCTCTTAATCGCATGGGCACAGAAGGGGAGAGCGGACGAAGCGGTGCAGGAGAGACGTATAGTTTTGATAATGCTCCAAAGCAGGTCTATGATCTCATGGACCGGTACCGGCTTGTCAGAATAGGGGGTAAGGCACATGAGGCTAAAACGTAGCAGGATGGGCACATACCAAATCAAGAAAGCTGTCCCTCAAAAAGATGCTGAAGGAGGAAGTTACATAGAGTACGGTCCTGCAACTCCTATTACCGCAGAGATGTGGACAGGAGGCGGAAAACTGCAGACAGAGATGTACGGGAACCGCCTGCCTAATATCCGTAATTTGCGACTGAATGGTGCGTATTATGAGGTGCCAGGGATAAACGGCAAGGTTACTTACCAAATGAGAGACGGTCCGGGAATCGCGGCCGGTGATGGAATTTGTATCTATGCTGCCGCAGATCAGGATCCGGATTACCAAATAGTTGCGATCTATCCATACACTCACCTGACACTGGAGGTGGAAAAGAGATGATTTTGGGCACAAACAATCTCAATAAACATTTTGATCGGTTGTCAAAGGTGGAACTAAAAAATGGAATAAGCAAGGGAATAAGCTTTGTACAGGAGGCAGCAAAAGCAAATTGCCCGGTATTTGACGGAGAATTGCGTAGCAAAATCCTGACGGAGGTTACCGAGGAAGAAGATACTGTTCGGGGAACCTGTTGGCCGGCTGTTAAGCATGGCACTTTTGTGGAACTGGGGACCGGACCGAAAGGGCAAGCAAACCATGAGGGTATATCTCCAGATATTGCAGTAGCTTACACACAGTCCCCCTGGTGGATACATGAGAGCCAGATAGACCGAGAGGTTGCGGAGCATTATCATTTCTTTCACATTGATACGCCACAAGGCCGTTTTTATCAGTGCACTGGCCAGGCAGCACAACCGTATTTGTATCCGGCACTGAAAGATAACGAAGAAGAAATTGCGAGATTAGTCGGAGAGGAGATAAAGAAACAGCTATGAAGAATGTGAAAGACCAGGTTTATGAAGCCCTGCATACTGTATTTGAAAATGTGTCTGACCAGTACCCAAAGGATTGGGCAGAGTTACCTGCTGTACAGTACGCGGAAGAGGAAAACAAAGTTTATGAACACACGGACGAAGGAGAATGTAAATCTTATGTCCGGTATCGTGTGGATATCTGGCACAACAAATCCACATCTGAATCAGCATTAGAGGTTGACAAGGCATTGTCGGCTCTGGGGCTTGTGAGGACATCTTGCCAGGATGTACCGGACCCGTCCGGACTGAAACATAAAATGATGAGATATGAGGCAATTATTGATATGATGAATGATTATGTCTATTGGAATTAAGAAAGGAGAGTGGCACATGTTAGCGAATGGAGCGAAACTTGGTTACAAGAAAAAGGATGGTTCTACTTTTATAGATCTTCCAGGTCTGAAGGAAATCCCGGAAATTGGTGTAGAACCGGAGAAGGAGGACAACACATGTCTGTCAGACAAGCACAAAGTATATGAGCAGGGGATTGGAGACCTGCCGGAGATGACCTACAAATTCAGATATGATAATTCAAAAGCTGATTCTCCATATAGAGTTATGAGAAAGGCACAGGAAGATGGAGAGGTCCTGACATTTCAGGATGTTCTGAAGGATGGTACAATAACGGAATTTGATGCCCAGGTAACGGTAAAGCGTACTGGTGCAGGAGTGAATGGTGTCATTGATTTTGATCTCACCATGACGGTGCAGAGCGATTTGAAATATACAGACCCTGATGTAAAGCCAGGAGTATAAGGAGGTAGAAAGATATGGGAAATTTAGGTGGTATTAATGAAGATATGGATCAGGAGATCAGGGACGAAGAGCGTGTAGAAAAGGTTGTTGGTATTGTGGAAAGAAAGCCTAAAAGACGGCCATTTCATTACTGGAAAGTGGGAGAAAGAGAATATAAGTTAAAATTGACCACCAGGATGATTGAAAAGCTGGAGAATAAGTATCGCCAGAACGTCATGAATCTGGTCGCAGGAGATGATATTCCTCCTCTGTCCATCATGCTGACAGTGACTCAGGCTGCAATGACTCCCTGGGAGCACGGAGTAGGATATGATGATGTGAAAGATGAGTACGACCGTTGGACAGAAAATGGCGGTAATCAGATGGAATTTTATACAAGCGTTGTGATGCCGACTCTTGCGGTATCGGGTTTTTTTACCGAAAAACAGGCGGAATCAATGATGAAGAGCCTACAGGACGTGGACGAGTTACTGTAACAATCACTGACGGATTGCAAAAGCTGTATGAACGAGCACTTGATTGTGGAATCCTGCCGCGGGATTTCTGGGAATACTCTCCGTACGAAATTTGCGATCTCATGGAAAGCTATTATCGAAAAGAAAAGCAGAAAATTAAATGGAAGATAAGACATGACTTTATCATGGCGGAAGTGAACGCACGGTATATTTTCAGAGAAGAAAAGCAGGATTTCCCTCATCAGTGGGAATATTATCCGGAATTATTTACAGATGAAAAAATCAGGTATGAAAAACTGAAAGAACAGAGAGAACAGGAAGAATATAAGGAACAACGCCGGCAGTATGTAGCAGAATTTAACAGACGTAGACAGCAGGGGATATAACCCTGCTATTTTTTATGCGGAGGGAGGTGAAGTATGGGAGATACACTGGAAAAGTTGAATGTCATTATTGAAGGAACTGTAGCGCCTTATAAGAAATCTTTGAATGAGGCAAAGTCTGCAACAAAAGAAGCTACGGAATCAATGGATAATGACCTGAAAAAGTTTAAAAATCCATTGGCGGGATTCAGCAATTCTGGAGCAATGAAAAAAATCCAGGAGATGCAGAGCGGGATAAAAAAGGCCATGTCTGCCGTGACTGGCGGCATTAAGGGAAAAGTAAAGGGGTTTCAGGTAGATGCTGGGATAAAAGAATACACCGACGAATTTAAGGTGGTTGAAAATAATATTCAAAAGGCGATAGCAACTCGTGATAAATTTTACGAAAGGCGAGACAAAATGGAGGCCCTGGGCACTGATAAGGAGAGCAGGGCGTGGAAATCAGTCGAATACGACATAAGCAACGCAGAAGCGGCTGTCGCAAGATATAAAAAGCAGCGTGATAGCATGGCAAGTTCAGGCGCAGATGTACAACGGACTGTTTCTATTCCAAAGCAATTTGGAAATCTATTTAAGGCTGTAGGCTCCAAGGGTTGGGGAGGCATAACAAAAATTTTTGGAGGACTGCGCTCTGTGCTGTCAAAGATAACGCCTGCAATAAAAACAGCAGGTGGTGCATTTGCTGCTCTCATACAGAAATTTGTAACGGGGATTCCGGGCATTAATCGGTTAAATAGCTCCATGAGACGTACTGGACAGACTGGCCGGCGCATGGGCGGGATATTCCGTACTTTGGGTATGACAGCCAGATTCATGTTTGCATCCTTCCTAATCCGAGGAGCGCTAAACGGAGCCAAAGAGGGCATGCAGAACCTGGCACAGTACAGCGGTGCGACAAATGCAAGCTTATCTATGCTAATGTCATCATTGACACAGCTTAAAAATGCTCTTGCGACAGCATTTGCCCCTATCCTTAATGTGGTTGCCCCGCTACTTAATGCACTAATTCAGAAGGTGATACACGCTGTATCGGCGCTGGGAATGCTGTTTGCATCCTTAACCGGGCAAAAGACCTTCACAGCGGCGAAGAAAGTCAACCAGGACTATGCAGCCAGTTTAAACCAAAATTCCAAAAACGCCGATAAGGCCAACAAGGCGAATCAGAAACTTCAACGGACTCTCCTTGGATTTGATCAGCTTAACAAGCTGGACGATAATTCTGATTCAGTGGCCAGTGATACAGGCGCTGGTGATATTGGAGGACTGTCGCCGGAGGACATGTTTGAGGAAGTGCCTATCCTCAATAAAATCAATGATTTTGCGGATAAAATTAAAGTGGCATGGAGGAATTCGGACTTTACCGAGATTGGTCAAATTGTTGGTAACAAAATTAATTCGGCTCTGGAAAGTATACCGTGGAATAAAATCCAGAATACACTCAACAGAATTGCAAAGAGCACAGCTACATTTCTAAACGGATTCATTGAAACTGTAAACTGGAAATTGGTTGGAGAAACACTCTCGAATGGAATAAACACAGTATTTGAAGCCGCGAATACATTCGCAAAAAATTTCCATTGGAAATCACTAGGTAATGCAGTAAGCAATGGAATAAATGGTGCCATTAACAAGCTTGACTGGAACCTCATAAAAACAACAATTCATAATGTTGTATCTGGGATTGTGGAGTCGATAAATACCTTTCTCACAAATGCTGAGTGGGAGAAAATAGGTAGGACTATCACTGAGTATTTCAATGCAAAATTGGAAATTCTTTATACGGCTGTAACAAAATTTAAATGGAAAGAACTTGGTAAGGCATTAAGCAATCTGTTAAATGGTGCGATTAAATCAGCTGATTTTAATAAAGCAGGAATTACTTTAGGAAAAGGTGTCGCTGGAGTAGTATCTGTAATTAGGCAAACTGTAAAAGAAACGAAATGGTCAAAATTAGCGGAAGATTTAGCTAATGGACTGAATGAAGCGGTAAGGACCATTGACCTCCCGAGCATAGGGAAAGCTTTTACAGAAGTTATCAATGCAGCATTATCTATGATCGCTACTTTCGTAAAAACGTTTGACTGGAAAAAACTTGGCGAAGATATTGCAAAATGTGTGAGCAACGCCATTACGGGAATAAAATGGGATAAAGTATGGAAGACCATTTCTGACGTAGTAAAGGCAGCTCTTGACTTTCTTATTAGTTGTGTAAAAGGAATTAACTGGAAAGAACTTGGCAAGACAATAGCAGATTTTGTTTTGGATTTATTAACAAAAACAGACTGGAAGGGAATACTTAAAAAACTAGGTGAGTTAGGCCTGGCTTTAGTCAATGGGTTATTGGAAGGAATTCTTACTGGATTAAAGGATATAGGTGAATGGCTTAAAGAAAACCTCATTGACCCTATTGTCGATAAAGTTAAAGAGTTTTTCGGGATCCATAGTCCGAGTACAGTATTTAAAGAGATTGGCTTACAACTAATAGCAGGGTTATTAAATGGTCTTATAGACAACATTAAAAGCGTTCTTTCGTGGTTTGCTGAATTACCAAATAATGTTAAAAAGGCATTGGGTGATGCTAAAAAATGGTTAGTGCAAAAAGGAAAAGATGCTCTTGAAGGATTAAGAAATGGTTGGGAGTCAGTAAAGGAATCCAAACTCGGGAAAACGGTCGCCGCAGTTGGCGGATATGTAAAACAGAAGGCCGGTGACGCAAAAGCATGGGTAAAAGAAAAAGGCACTGCGGCAATTGAAGGAATCAGAAATGGATGGGAATCAGTCAAAGAGTCATCGCTTGGAAGAACGGTTGCGCAGATTGGAGGTTATGTTAATAACCGGATAGGAAACATAAGGTCTACTGTTAACAATAAAGGTAAAGATATTATAGATGGTATTAAAACTGGATATGAGAATAGTAAGCAGAGTGGGCTTCTTTCAAAAGTGTCAAGTCTTAAAGAAAACGTATTTTCTGCAATTGGAAATATATCATCTAAAGTAAAAAGTAAAGGTTCTGATATTGTTACTGGAATCAATAGCGGACTGGAAGCTAAAAGAAATTTATTGCAGCGTTCTGTCACCAGTATTCCAAATATGATTTCCTCAGGGCTTGGGAACTTATTTAACATAGGAAGAGACGCTATCTCATCATTTGCTGATGGCTTTTCGTCTATAGATATCCCTTTGCCTCATATTAGAACCACATGGAACAGACACTATATTGGGAATACAAGTTTTTCAACACCAAGCTTTGGCATTAGTTGGTATGAAAAGGGTGGATTCCCAGGCATGGGTGAGATGTTCATAGCAAGAGAAAACGGCCCTGAGCTTGTTGGAAAGATGGGCAACCATACAGCCGTAGCGAACAATAATCAGATTGTTGATGGTATTGAATCGGGAGTGTTTAGGGCTGTGATGGATGCTTTCAATGCATCTGGATATTTAGGGAAATCCAACAATGAAAACCCTGTATATATTGAATTCACAATGAAATGCGGGGAAGAAACTCTATATCGTTCACTGAAAAAAGGTGAAGAGAAATATAATGGAAGATTTATGGTACTTGATACAGTATAGGAGGGTAGGAGGGGCGTATGGATGAACTGATTTTAGTTGACGGACGGGCATTCAAATGCCCTTCCGGTTTTAAATGGAAGAAACAAGATGTGAGTTCAAGTCAGGCAGGTAGAACAGATGATGCTATTATGCATAAAAACAGAGTGGCAAAGAAAAGAGCGTTGTCTCTTACCTGGACTTGTTTGACGAAGAGTGAGATACACGAAATACTCGTAGCATTTGACCCCGAATATGTGAGCGTCACATATTGGGATCCGCTTGATGGCGGCGATGTAACAAAGACGTTTTATACAGGAGATATGGAAGCAGATGTCAAGTGGTGGGCAAAAGGAAGAGAAAGATATTCTACGTTAAGTTTTGATGTGATAGAGAGGTAACCAAATGCAAAAGGTATCAGTGGATTTTATCAAGGAACTCAATAAGGATAATAGAAATTATTTATTGAATTGCAAAATTGTTCTATCTGATAATATGGAAATAGACATTGATAATACAAAACTATGGTCAGATAGTTTTAAAATAGAGGATGCCGTTTCTAATCCTGGTAAATTCGATATCGGCGCAGTTATCTCAAATAAGCTGACGTTTACTCTGAGCGATATATACGATGAATATACAGAGTATGACTTTACTGACGCCGTGATAACAAATGTTCGCGTTGGCCTCAAACTGTCGGACGGAACAGAAGAGTATGTAAATAAAGGAATGTATACCGTAGATGACACCTCTTATAACGGGTCCCTGATCACGCTTGAATGCCTGGATAATATGTCAAAGTTTGACAAATCGTACAAAGAAAGTAAATTAGTGTATCCAGCTACGATTGGGTCCATAGTCCGGGACGCGTGTACTGAATGCGGTGTAGACTTGAATACCTTTGAATTTCCAAATTATACTTACATTGTCCAGGATAGACCAGCCGACGAAGCTTTGACTTTCAGGCAGGTACTTAATTGGTGCGCGCAGATCGCGTGCTGCTTTGCTCGGTGCAACGCTGAAGGGAAACTGGAACTCAAATGGTTCCAGACAGGGATTCTGGAAGACGAACTGAACGGCGGCGTATATGATAATGGAACTCCAAAGTACCAGACAGGTGATAACGCGGATGGCGGGACCTATGAGCCGTGGAGTGAAGGCGACGTACACAGCGGAGGGACGTTCAAAGATTTATTATCCATCCATCATTTCATATCATACACAAGCCCTGAGATATCCACTGATGATGTTGTAATAACAGGTATTCTGGTGAAGGAGTATTCGCCGGATGTCAATAAGGATGAGGTTGTACCATATCTAACGGGAACAGAAGGATATGTGCTATCAATAGAAGAAAACAGGTTTATACCTCCGGGTAGAGGCCAGGAGGTTGCAGCGTATTTAGGAAGTCGATTGATCGGGCTGCGCTTCCGACCTCTTTCTTTTTCCTGCCTGAGTGATCCGACAATCGAAGCTGGTGACGTGGGTTTCTTCACTGACCGGAAATGTAAAACATATAAGTTTCTGGTAACAAATACGGTTTTCTCTTCCGGAAATTATCAGACAGTGACTTGCGACGCGCAGACCCCGGCCAGGAATAAAGCTACAAGATATTCCGCAGCAACACAGGCATATGTAGAATTGAGGAAGCAGATCCGCAAGGAGAGGACAGAACGAGAGAAGGCATTGGAGGATTTAAGCAAGAAACTTGCTACATCTTCCGGGCTGTATACAACGATAGAAACACCGGAATCTGGTGGAAAAATCTTTTATATGCATGACAGACCAAATCTGGCAGACTCCAGTATTGTCTGGAAAATGAATGCGGAAGCCTGGGGCGTGTCTACGGATGGAGGGAAGAATTGGAATGGCGGGATGACTGTTGACGGTGACACAATCGTAAGAATATTGACCGCAACAGGAGTGAATTGTTCTTGGCTGAATGCTGGCAGAATCAGAGTAAACGATAAAGACGGAAATACAATATTCTTGGTAGATATGGACACCAAAGAAATACTGATATCAGGAGATCATGTACGGATTGGAGCAATGACCGCGGCAGAAGCAATTGAGGAAGCGAATAATACAGCAAATAAAGCCCTGCAGGAAGCAGAAAAAATGAGGGCTCTAAATATTCAGCTTGAAAATGATTCCCACACGGTTCCCACGAATTACGAAGGCAGGGATGGTAATTATGCCGGTTGTGATACTACTGTATATGTGTTATGGGGACAGACGGATATATCCGCTGATGTCCCTATCACTGTGTCAAAGAGTGCCGGTATTACGGGCACGTGGAATGCTTCCGCCCGAAAATACACCGTAACAAACATGACAACAGATACCGGATATGTCGATTTTACAGTTAAATACATGGAGATTACCGCTACAAAGCGGTTCAGCATCTCCAAGAATAAACAAGGAAGACAAGGAGAGCAGGGGCCGCAGGGAATCCCCGGGAACGATGGCGGAGACGGTGCCGACGGAAGAACAAGTTATTTCCATGTAATGTATTCCCCGGTTGGTAATCCGACAACATCTCAGATGACAAAGGAACCGGATGCCTATATCGGGACTTATGTAGATTTTTCCGAACCAGATTCCGGAGATCCGCTGGTTTATAGTTGGGTGAAAATAGAAGGTGTCGATGGAAAAGACGGGACAAACGGTATCCCTGGTAAAAATGGTATAGATGGAAAGACTTCCTATCTCCACATCAAGTATTCGGATGACGGGAGTACATTTACTGGAAATGCTGGTGAAACTCCCGGGAAATGGATAGGACAGTATGTGGATTTTGTTCAGGCAGACAGCACAGTGTTTTCTGATTACACTTGGACAAAAGTCCAGGGGCCACAAGGAGTACAGGGACCTAAAGGAGCAGACGGAAAGCAGTATTACACCTGGCTGAAGTATGCCGACACTCCTACAAGCGGCATGAGTGATACTCCCACAGGCAAAGCTTACATTGGCCTGGCATATAACAAAGAAACCGCCACAGAGAGTAATAATTATGCCGATTACACATGGTCACTAGTAAAAGGAGAAAAAGGTGATACTGGTGTGGCTGGACCTAAGGGTACAGATGGCAAGACTTATTACACATGGATAAAGTATGCAGATGATAGCAGCGGCAAAAATATGAGCGATAGCCCAGACGGAAAGCCCTATATCGGGCTTGCATATAACAAAGCCACTGCATCAGAGAGCACTAATCCTTCCGATTATACGTGGTCCCTCATTAAAGGAGATAAAGGCGATCCGGGAGTTGCCGGGAGAACATATTTTATTGACGCATCTACTGTAATTATTAAAAGAGGCCAGAACGGACGCATATCGCCTACATCCGTTACTTTCAGCGCATATTACCGTGATGGAGATAGCTCAGAGAGAACCCCGTATTATGGTAGATTTATAATTTCTGAAAGTGTAGATGGCGATATTTGGGAAGCCAAATATACATCTGCAGTAGACGAAATCAGCAAGGAATATGTGCCTACAGAGACCGCCACTGCAGTGAAGTGTGTTTTATATGCTGCCGGCGGTACACAGACTGAAATGGACCAGCAAACAGTGTCTATAGTGGTTGATGTATCTAATCTTACACAGGAAATAATCTTTGATACTCTAACAAATAATGGAGAGAATCAAGGGGTGTACCTGAAAGATGGCAAGATTTATATAAATATGACCTATGCAAGAGGTGGAACTCTAGTCCTTGGAGGGCTGAATGATACCAACGGACTTTTGCAGGTAAAAGATGAATCGGACAAGGAAATAGGACACTGGGGGAGTGATGGGATTGTAATTGAAAAAGGGTCCTTTACTACAAAAACCGACACATCTACAGCCAGTGTTAAAGGCGGAAAGATGCGGGTGTCATTTCAAGACATAGAAATCGGAAATATAGGTGCGAACAGGTTTATAAATGGGGATCAATACTCCGGCCTTGTGTTTGACTTAGAGGCTGAAGGGTCATATGTGGGATGGGCAGCCAAAAACAAAAGCACTGATACCTCTTACGCCATTAAATTTATGTATATGCATAAAAATTATTCTGGTTATACAGCAGGTAATTTGTATCTAGGAGCAAATCTTGATACAAAAGGAAATGATGTTTTATTAAATACTGGAGGGATTCTAAAGTCTTGGACCGACGCGTCAGGCTTCAAAACAGATGAATTTTCGGTGGTGCCGTCCAACAGTAATACGTCATATTTTCGTGCAAGGGCTTCAGAAATTGACTGCTATACCAATTTGGACATGAACAGCCATAGCATTTACAACCAATCTGATGCGAGGCTGAAAGATAATATCACAGATGTGGTAAGCGCACTCAATGCAATTAACAGCATTGAGATTAAATCTTTCGATTGGCTGATTGATGGAAGACACGTAGATGCTGGAATCATAGCTCAACAGCTCCAGCAAGTTTTGCCGGGGTTGGTCCGTGAGGATGAACAAGGATTGCTTGGAGTAAATTATGTCGGGCTTATTCCATACTTAGTGAAAGCTATACAGGAACTTTACTCCTTGGTTATACCAGTCAATTATATAAGCCTAGAGGAAGAACCCCGGCCTTTATACATTTTTACAGAAGAAGAGAAAATGGAAGCTGTAGAAAAGGCAAAACCACCAACACTTGAAGATGTAGAACCAGAAGAAATAATCATAGAGGAGAATATTTGATGGGAGAGAAAGAACCGAAAAAGACGCCGGTAGTCGTGCCTATAGGAATGATGATGGATGTCATCCAAAATGAAATCCTTAACCACGCTGTTGCTCTTATGAAAAATAATAATGTTCCGATGGAATTACTGCCTTATATATTGGACAGTGTTGAAAATAAGCTGCTGAAAAACAGTAACAAGGACTATGCAATTAAATATATGGAGGCAAATGGATTATTGGGAAATGAGGTGGTGAAAGATGGAACCAGTAATAACATTCCGAGTGGAAAACCAGAAGATAAGCAGAACGGATAAATTTACGGTTGTAGCAAACAGTCATGATTATCTCCGGGCACGCTTTGTCTTCACGACGGATGAATGGCAGGGGATAAAAACCGCGATATTCAGGCGCGGCACCACAAAAACACCGATAATCCTTGACAATAACGAATGTTATGTACCTTGGGAGTTTTTGGCTGGCAAAGGAATAGGTTATGTGTCAGTGTTCTGCGGAGCGCTGGTGACTGCAAATGAGGCACCGATGGAGATCAATACATCCGGATATGGTGAGGGGTATGAAATGCAGGTTCCGACACCCGGCGTATATGAACAGGTAATCCAAAAGCTTGATAGTAAGGCCGATGGTGTAGTGATTGCCGGTAATGTAATCCGTTTGTTATCCGGAGATAAGCCCATTTATGAAATTGAATTTGATATAACAGGCGGGACATTTGAAGAATGGAAGGAGGCACAGTAGAATGGCAATCACAATGAGAATCGGTCTTGAAAAAGACTTCATACCGGAAAGAATGCACACTGGTGAGCTGGCAATCTCAACGGATACAGGTTTGATGCGGTACTGTCATGGCCCAAATAAAATCAAACTGATAGCAACGGATGAAGATATTGCCGAAATGAGGAAGATGGTAAGTGATTTTGACTTGACGGTTCAGCAGGCGTTAGCGGATATCGGGAATCTTGGTCAATCACAGACACAGCGCGTAAATACGGCAGGGAACACCCAGACCACAAGAGTAAATACCGTCGGAGACACCCAGGTCACCCGCATCCAGGCCGAGGGCACCACCCAGGTAAAAAATGTCCAAGCGGCTGCGGCAGAAATATCTGCAGACCGTGAGCAGATACACACCAACCGGGACAACACCGCACAGCTCCAGCGTACCACGGCAAGCGCTATCATCAGGGAGGCGGCGGGGAGTTTTCTTACCCTGGAGGATGCGGCGGAAGGCAAGGGATACCGCAAGCTGGATGTGCAGGGGATGACTGTGCAGGATGGGGTGCCAGCGCCGGACGCGGAAGTGCCGCTGAAAAATGTGGGGGTACTGAACCCGGAGACCGGTAAGTATGAGGTGAAGGTGACAGCGTGCAAAAACAACCTGCTTGATATGACCGGAGCAAAAGGCGGTACCGCTGCGGGAATAACTACAATCGTAAACCCAGATGGTACATTAACCAGTAATGGCACTGGTACAGGTGCGCCAGTCGCTGTATGGTTGTTAGGCAAGTATACAGCAGATATTACAGGCGATAATGTATTAATGGTGCTTCAAGCCGGTAAGACATACTGCATATCAGATATAGTATTATTTATGGGCACGGAATATCCGGCACAATACAAATTTTTTGTTGACCCGGAAAAATATCCCGAAGGATTTAAGGTCACAGGCGTACGCCATGCCCAAATAGACTCAGGAACGGTGCTGACAAATAAAGTCTATTATCCCCGTGTAATACTGGGAGACAAAGACACCGGCTGGGAACCCTACAAAGGCCGCACAGCCACCGTAACCTCAGACCGTCCGCTTACACAGTGGGACAAGCTTACATGCAGGGATGGCGTGTGGGGATGGGCGTATGGGGGTACTGTACGGAAATTTACCGGAGAGGATAACGAACGTTGGGGCGCGTATAATGATATTGGTTTTTATATTGAGTTGCGAGATATGAAACCAGGAAATTATCAGAATGATGGATATTCCAACAGATTCTCTTGTGTAAAAGGGCCTGAAAATATAGGAAAACAGGGTATATGGTTTGGAACAGATGATCGGCAGTATTTGCATATTTTACAGGTGACTTCAATCGCAAAGACAGTCACCGAATGGAAAACTTGGTTATCAACGCATCCATTGGTACTTAATTATCAGCTCGCAACCGAAGAATGGGTTCCCCTCCCCTCCGCAGAGCAATCCGCCATGAACGCCCTGTGCAGTTATGCCGGTACCACCCACATCTGGACAGATGACCCGCTACAGCCTGTTATCTCCCTGGAGTACACCGTGGACACAGAGACATACATAAGCAACGTCATGGGAGGGTTAAGGATCTCTGTTAATCCCGATGATATGGGACTGGACATTAATTATTAAGAAGGAGGTAGATACTATGAGTACAATTAACATTCCACGCGAATCAACCATGCAGGAGATAGCGCAGGCGCTCAATCTCATTGCTATATCGGTCACGGGGCAGACACCGGAAGTCAGTACGTGGGCATCTGTACAGCGCATAGTTCGGAGCGGATTTGGACCAAAAGCATTTCCTATCGGGTCGCAATTGCGGGTGCAGCATGAAACATACGGAGAGATAATCTGGGATGTAGTAGCCCACGATTATGACAAGGACCCAAATGGTAGGATGGAACACAGTATGACTCTGCTGAGCCACGACTGCATTATCAATTCGATTCAGTTTGATAATACGGAAGCCCTGTATTTCGCAGAAGAGACGCTTGTAGCGGGTACATACCACTTTACCTTGTTGCCAGGATATGATGAAGCATATGGAGGAGGTAAGACGCTACAGTTTACATTGATAAAAGACGTGCCGGCCGGTGGCGTAATTATGTTCCCTTGGGGATATCAGCAGCAGGTAACAGCTGCAAAAATCAGTACATATGAAACACAGAGTAGCACGGCTGCACTGGAGTCGGTAGACGTCACAGAGGGAACCGGGGGAACGGATCTGGGGACTGCAGATGGAAAAGGGACGCTCAACCATACGCACCGCATCCGGTACGGTTCCAATAACTGGAAGGAGTCAGCACTGAGACAGCTGCTGAACAGCGATAAGGCAGCAGGAACATTTTGGACACCGCAGACAAAATATGATAGGTCGCCAACGTGGAACGCTTCAATAGCTGGATTCATGGCTGGACTGCCGGCAGACTTCCTGGAAGTGGTTGGAATCTGCTCACATATAACGAAGTCCAACAGCATCCACGAGGAGGCGGATGAGCTGAACAGTTCCTATGAAACACAGGACAGATTCTGGCTGGCATCATACTCAGAGGTGTTCGGAGGCATGGAGAACAATGTGGAAGACGGAACACAATACCCATATTACAGCGGAGGGATGGCCGCTGACAGAATCAAATACAATAGCAGCGGAGCTGCGAGGTACTGGTGGTTGCGGTCTCCGAACCACCGGAACGCTATCAATGTGCGCCTTGTGAGCCCTAACGGTTCTCAGGACAGCGACTATGCGTACGAGCCCCACGGTGCGGCGGTGGCTTGTGCAATCTACTAATCAAAAAGAACAGGAGGAATAATATGGAAATATTAGTAACAGAAAGTGAACGGTTAGCAAAAATGCAGAAGCTGTATGAAACCACAAGGGCAGAGCAGCCCGATGTGCAACAGACAGCTTATGAAACAGCAGTTAGCGAGAGAAACGCGGAAGCGGCGGCAGAAACAGCAAGGAAAATCAGAGATAAAATGTTGGAAGAGAGCGATAAAGAGGTTGTGCTTGATAGACTGGGCTTACAGGTGCCATCCGGAAAGACATTTACTGTATGGTTAGATTTTTTAACCACACTGGGGCAAGCATTAAATGGTGAATGGACGCGATACCGGGAGGCATTAAGAGATATACCAGAGCAGGATGGATTCCCGTTTGATATTAAGTGGCCTGTTAAACCAAGCGAAACACCGGAGCCGGAACCAGTTGACCCGGAGCCAACCCCAGACCCCACAGACCCAGTAGACCCGCCGGTTGACCCGGTATAGTAATCGCATATGAGCAGGATAAGAGCAGGACCGGAGACGGTCTTATTTTTATATCATAAAGCAGCTTGGTAGGCGGGAAGGAGAGCATGTTGCACGAAATAATCGCATATATCGACAACAACTGGGTTGTCTGGC